TGCCGCACCAATCAGGGCGGCGAGGACAACATCACTCATGGCAGGTTCCTCCGTTATTCCTCTGTTTTGCTCTTTGTCAGCTGCTTGTAGATCTGATGCGCACCAGTCGCAGCAAGGCCGGACACAATGCCGATAGCCGTTGCTGTCAGATAGTCCTTGCCGGGGAAATCAGGCATGATAAACATTGCAACAATCCCGAGTACCGCCCCGAACGCCCCGGCGATCACAGGAAGCCACTTGTTGTCCAGCGCTGTTGCCTTGACAGCCTCTACAACCAGAAACACAATGACTGTAATCACAGGGATGCCAGCAATTCCAAGATTTTCAATATTCATTTCTGTTCCTCCTCTTAGTCCAGCAACATGATCAGCTTGACATCTTCCTTGCCGAAGGTAGGTGCATCCACTTCGGAACTTTCGTCAAGCTCCTTCAGGACATCGGTAAAATCCTCAGCCCACACCGTAGCGGATTCTCCGCTTTTCGTGATCACTAGGTATCGCTCCGCATTTTTCTTTCCTGACTGGTCCATATCTTTATCTCCCTTCAAATACTGCCGGGTCAATGCCCAGCTTGATATACGTATTCTTTCCAACTACTCCGTCAGCATAAAGGCTGTTTTCCCTCTGGAACTGCTTGACCTTGTCCGTGAGCGCCTGCCCCCAGATACCGTCAATGAGGACGTTGTACCCGTGGCACTTCATCAGCGACTGCAAAAGCCACACTTCAGGCCAGCCCGTACAGTGTTCGTCAATCACCCTCGGTGGCCAGGTCTCAAATTTCGGTTCCAAACTATCTACGGAACTATCTTCCACTTGGCTGAAACTGTCTTCCGCTTTGCCGGTCAGGTCAAGTTCTTTGCGAATCCTCAGAGCCGCCTCATAACGTGCCTGAACATTGTTGACAGCTGGTCTTTCATACTCCCGACAGATACGGTCACAGCAGTCATAGATTGCTTCTGCGGTCTTCAGAAATGACAGCAAACCGGGATGTTCATTCTGAAGCTCACAGATTGCAAACTCAACCTGTAGCTCGGCGGAATCAATCTTGCGCCCGCTTGTTTTCCATGCATCCCACAGATTTCTCTTGCGCTGTGGATAAGTCCATTGCGCAAGGCCAAATCCCTTCTGATCCGTTGCGAACCGCTCTCGGTCTTGTGTGCCGTTCTGAATGGCATTAACGTAAGCCTTGCTGATTGCTCTGCTTGCCTGAAAGTCTCCCTGTACCCGATACGGTTCACAGCCGCTTTCGCACTCCCAGTTGCCAAGCACACCAAGCGCACCGGCTTCAGATAGACCGTATCCGCGCAATAGGTTGTATATCGTCTGATGATAACTCATTGTTTACCCTCCAACAGGTAATTAATCCATGTGTCCAAATCGTCCGCTGTCATGGCTCGTCTCCTCCACTTGCTCCCATGAAGAAAATGATGATTGCCGATACCACGGCAAGGTAAATCATAATCCGTACAAGTAGCATATCGGCATCCCTCCTGTTAGGTTTTAAAAAGTACGGTTTTGAGCTGTTGATACGCTATGGAGCCGCGCAGTGTGGAATCGAACTCACCCCACCGTCAAGACCACCTTGGTCAACCGCGCTTCCCTTCGGCAGTATCACAGCCGCCCTGTGGCTATACGCCAATTTATATCCCGCATACGCCAGCGGTTGGCGGTTAAAACTCGTCAGAGTCGGACCGGAATCCTCCTCGTGTTGGCGTTTGGACTTTCACCGACAACGCCTCAAGGGCATACCAACATTCCTACAACTGAGCCGCCGCAGTTTCAATCCAGAATATCTCTATTCGTGATAGGACAACAAATTTGGCAAGATAGGTTTGTCATCTAACTAGGCCGTTAAGTGACGTCGGTTTTCTCTACTTTCAAGTCTACCCTTTCCTTATTTGGCATATCGTAAGGAAAGTACATGCAATATACTTCCGGGAATACGCATCTGCTTACATGGCAAGGATAGCTCTCACAGGTCTTACAATCACCCATTACAAAGCTCATACTTCTCTCCTTTAAGTGGGCCTCACGGCATTACGCCAGCATACTTGAACGCCGCAATGTACACCTCGGTTGCGTCATCACATGCGCAACAAACACAAAAAATGTCCGTGACCGATCTAGGAAAGACTCCCACCCCATCGCAGGTGTAGCAAGTCGGATGCCGGTATGCACGGAGAACCCGGTTGCAAACATATTGCTCCGTCTTGTCTGGCATTACGAGAAAAGCGATTGTGTCAGGTCTGACCCTTCCGATTCGCCATCTGCCGCTTCCAGCTTTGCTTTCGGCGTGGTCCTCAATGATGCGGCCTGCTCCAAACCTGCGGATGGATGCGCTGTTCTCGGCGTCAATGATAACCATCGTTTTGTCTTTGGTGCTTCCTGGATACAGCGGAATCATGATGTTAAGCTCTGGAATTTGCCACACGCCGTATGCGCCGCTCGGAATCTCAACCTTGCGCGGAATTACGCAATCAGATAGATTCATCGTTCTCAGGCTCCGGTTCGGGCTGCGGGTGAAGTTTGTCCAACTCTTCGTAGAAATAGTCCTTTGCCGCATCGGACAGCCAGCCGTAGCGCTGATTGTCTTCAATGAGCGTGATCGCATAGTCCTCGGTGTATTCACCGTGCTTGATGCAATTCAGAAATGCGGAAATGACGCGCTGTTCTCTCTTGGTCATTGTTTTATCCTCCTATGTTTTCCAGAATGGTTGCCTGAATCTCAGCAAGCTTGCCGTCGATATAGAGCTTGGTATCAGCGGGATATGTGACCTCTACGTCTCCGGTGTCTGCCCAGACATTGTTCTGACCATACAAGGTGGTCAGGATGCCTGAGATTTCGGATTCTGTTAGTGTATAGACGTTTAGCTCTGAAAGAGCATAACAAACATAAAATGGATTATCTGCTACCCACTGTCGTGCTTCGTCTGGTGTGCTTACCAGACCTGTTCCGTGGGTTGATCCAAAGCAAATCACGATTTGATGCGAGCCATTTGCACGATACATAACACCAATATTGCCTTGAAGCGATTGATCGTTCGTTATCTCCTTGAAGACATTAGACAGCAATTTGCCAGACGTATTAGATAAATCTGTCCATACGAAGCTATTGATCGGAATGGCGAGTGCAAGCCTGACAACATCAACATTTCCCACATCTGCTCCCGTAATTGAACCGTCAACGAGCATCATGGCCATATCCACCACCAGCGTCCCAGTCCTATCCGGGTTTATGGTGAGCGTGCCACCGTAGACTGTGCCAGCGGAGGCGGGGAACGTGACGGAGATTTGGTTGTACTCATCACCGTTCACAGCAGAAACGGTCGTTTCTTCGCCAGTGTTGTAGGCATAGTAATCTTTCGGGAACAGGTTTCTAAACCATGCAACACCGGCACCGGCTGTGGTCTGCTCAAGGCTGAAGATGTAATCTGCAACGGTTGTTCCGAACATCTGGGTGAGGTCGAAAATTTGAGGATAAACCTTAATATTCAGCGTTGCCCCAGAAACGACATAAAGATTAACGATATTTAAGAACGAGGTTGAACTTGCAGTAATGATCATTCCATCAACCCCAACAGGCGATATTACGCTATTGGTATTTGTGATCGAATAATTTGCTGTGGAAACAACGCCCGAAATATATAGCTTATGACCATTCGTGATCGTAAGACCACTATCAAGGAGACTATATCCAGCGGATAAAGAGCAAGTACCAGTTACCGAAATGCTTCCATCATTATTATTTGTAAACGTTAATCCATTAATTGTTCTTGTTTTATTATTCGTATAGTTATTCAACTGATTCCAGTTAATCAATTCACCATACGCAGGATCATCGTAAATCTCCGCCCCAGTGTGACCGCTGATCGGGCAGATGTTGGAGTAGGGCGACCACGGTAACGCAGTTGAACCTTCTACGATCTGCACCTTTAAAGTTACAGGATAAGAAGATGCATCCATAGAAATCTTTATATATAAGTCTCTTTGTGCATCTAACGTAAACGTGTTTGACGTAGCAGTTGAGTCTCTAACCAAAAATACCCATCCACCATCATTATAATAAACTGAGTGTTTCCCAGCCGCCACGTCTGTTGTATATGTGTAAGTCCCAGCAGGTAATGTCAATGTTTGCATACCGGCTTCAGCTCTTCCATCGTTTACGGTTTGCGTAATAGAACCATCGCTGTTGATTATAAAAGTTGGATCATCGAAGATAGCTGTGTTGAGCTTATTCTTCCCACCCCCAGCCGGGTACGGACTGTCCTGTCCATGCAAATCCTGCACCGGCTCAATCTGAGCCACCAGCTTGCGAATCGGCATAGAGTCCGCGCCGTCATCAAAGCTGGCGATTGAACCGCTTGCTGTGTTGATGATCTGGGTGGTTGAGATGGTGTCCTCTAAGTCACTTAATTGGCGATTCAAATCATTCAGCTCCGCTCCAACTGTTCCGCTCTGATAGGTCGCGGAATCGTCATATTCGATGTCCCCGGCATCAGTCGGAATATCGCTCGGTGTAGCAAGGCCAAGCTGTTCCGCTGTCTGATTACCAGAGAGAGTGTGACCGTTGATCTGCGGTTTGTTGGTCAGATCGGTATAGTCCGATGTGCCTCCACCGCCCTGACCATCCAGCACATCAAAAGTCTGTCCTTGAGGATGATCCTTGTCGGTGATGGTAATGCGATGCCCTCCAGTGATAGTGGTAATTGTGACTGCTGGGGAATATCCGTCATCTCCGTCAGTGCCATTCATAACATCAAAGCTCTGACCGGTTGGATGATCTTCATCGGTGATTGTGATTCTGTGACCGCCGGTGATGTCTGTAATGGTGACAGTCGGTGACACGCCGTCCGTGCCGTCAGTTCCTTCAGCCTTGATATCCGTAGAAACATACTCCACGGCGTCACCGTCCCACACATACCAGTATCCGTCAGTAATTTTCGGATAGTGTTCAACGGCTTCCTCGGCTTTAGCAACTCCGCTGTTCAGAGCCGCCACCAGCTCGTCAATCTGCAACTGCTGGTCGTCTGTCGGATCAATGTCCTGTCTCTGAGGTCTGACGTTTACCGGGAGCGTGATCTCATATCTCGTTTGAACGTCACCATCACCAACCAAGACAAGATACGCCTTGACTTTCTTCCCGGTGCGCAGGAACTTGTTCGGGATTGCTACGCCGCCGTCCACAGTTCCTACAATCGTCTCGGTATAGGTGTCACCCTCATTGCAGAAATCTACCTCGTAATACTCAGGCAGATTGAGTCCATTTATAACAAGGATCTGCTGGACATCAAACTGGTAACTGATAAAAGGCCCGGTGATTTTCCTCAACGCTCCGAAGGCGACTTGGATTTTGTTATAGGTCATGTTTCATCCCACCTCATCAAAAGCATTTTGCTTTCCATTCGGCAACCATGTCAGGTCACTCCTTGTTTGTTTATTCTTATTCAATTCTGCTTTCTGCCATCTTTCGACGGCACTTTGGTTAATCAAATCGTCGTTACGGTTTTCCATGCTCCAGCCGCAATACCGCCGCCTGATTCCTCATATATTTCACGCCTAAAAAACGATGCCTGTCCATTAGGATAAACAGTTTGGCTCCCATACGTGCCGCTCATAAACGTGACACAATAACCTTCTGCTGATGTTGTCAAACCGTCTGTATATGGTGTATGAGCAGTAGTGCTAATATACCGATTGAAGTGGATACCATCATGCCCATATACTTCAGCGTCCATATTGGATGCAATCGGTGGGACAATAAGTTGAGTCTTTGATACAATATATTGTACCAATGTTTCTGCAAATACTTTCTTGGACGATGCATTCTGGCTCAATGCCAACAGGTCAGAATCTTGCACATTGGTAGCTTCTGGCAGTTCCGATACTGCTTTCCCTGTTAATTCAGCCATCGTTCACCACTTCGCTTTCTTGCTTCTGGTCTGGTAAGCTGTTTGCCAGTTGCTGTAGAGTAATTATGCATTCGATAAATTTATCCCAGTCGTTAATCCCGCGCAGCTCTGCCTTGTCTTCAAACAAGCCGCAAAGAGTTTGGATGACAGCTGTCAGTGTTTCTTTCATGTGGTTTCCTCCATCAGCGAAACAATAATATGCCCGTTCTGCCTCATGTCAACTCCTGTGAAAACGGTGTACCCTGTATAGACTGTTTCATGCTCGTCAAAAACGTGTGTTATCGTGCCGGTTTCTTCTTTATTCGTAAACGTAGCAAGGACGCCTTGCATTGTTTCGCCTTTTACTTCAAACCTGAGTACAAAATCAATGGTTGACAAGCCACACCAAGCAACGATGAACTCGCGTCCTGTTTCTGTAATAATCTTTTGCATTTCATCCTCCTTATGCCTGTACAGCGTACACACGCCCGCCGGATTCAATCACAATTTGCCAATCTCCAATGACAAGACTTGTACAAGCCAAGGCACCAAAATAGCCACGTTGCAACGCTTCAATGTTGCTTTTGTTCACGCCTACCTGATCCAACGTATCGGTGAAAACTACTTTTCCATAGCTGACCTCGCCGCCACCAATGGCTCTATTCTTAATTTCTCCACCACCGATTTTTGAATCGCTAATAGAGTAATTTGTCAGCCCTGATGCATTGAACGTTCCATAGCTCCCACCTGACTGGATGTTACCGGCATGTACATAACCAGAAAACGTCCCAGAACTTGCTGTCAGGTTCCCACTCGAATCTACTTTAAAATTACCCGCGCCAAGCGCAATTCCATCTGTTCCGATATACACACCATTGTGTGCTGTATCATCACGACTTAACATCCCATTTCGGATGTAATTGTTTCCAATCTCAAACCCTGACGATCCGTTACCGATATACCCACTTGTCGCGGTGATTCTTCCCATAATCTCGATGCCGGAACTCGTAGCTCTCAGGACTGTTGAATTGTTGGACATCAAAGTCCACTCTGAATCCGTAAGACTCCACCCGAAAGATTGACTGCTTCCACCAGTCTTGCTCACCCTTGCGGCGATCTCTGTTGCATTGATGGATATTCTGGATGATAATTGAGTTTCAGCGTTTGTCGCTCGGACAACCTCTGCGGAAATTTGCCCTTCCGTGATGGTCAGTCTGCTTCGCGTGTATGCGCTTTCCCGTTTGAACTGCCGCTCAGACCTCGGTACATATTTCCATTCGTGGTTTACCTCTTCGTCAAACGGAGCTTTGAGCGTTGATGCCATCAGCCGGGAGTGGCTGGTCTGAATCCCCATCACGATACCCGACACATTGTTCGCCGTGATGTTATCTCCAATTTCGATTGCCGGATCAGAGATAGCGCCGTCCGCTTCAAACGGTTGGTATCTGTACCCTCTGAGCTTCAGTTTGTCGAGCAGAGCATAGGCAAGCGCATACGACCCATTTGGAACATTGACTTCAAGTACAGATCCGCTGTCAGTTCCGACCGAATAATCAATCGCCTGACCATCTTCTGTCTGACCGGCGTGGACAATTACACCTGTATATGCTGCTCTCTTTTGCCCGACATCAAGGGTGCGCATCTTTGTTCCAAGATTAATATTAGACAAGGATATACCACCCCTCATTTCCAAATGTTAATGCTTCTGTAGTCGTTTCGGATTTCAGATACCGCCCCACAAGATTCTGCTCTGGGTCCAAACCGATCAGCGGGACAAACATAAGCTTGTTCTCTGCCGTGATTACAAAGTTTCCACAGTTCGCCGCCGCGATATGTTCCAAAACCTCGCGCATCACCTCACCGGTCGGAGGATTCACCATGTACTCGGCAGTCATGTTGCCATAGGCCCTGCTGTCAACCTCTACGTCGATAGTCTGTGCAATCTCTGCCACGACCAGCCTATCCCGATAGGGCCAGTTGTGGTTCGTATCGGGATAGTCCGCCTCGGTTTTAATCATTGCGTCAAAGGCATTGATCGTCAGCGTATCGATCCCGCTGTCAGTAACCCCTTTCGCTCTTGTATCGATGTAATATGTCCCGGACGGAAGCCACTCGCTGGTCTGCGTGTCGTTCCTCGCTCTTACATACACTTTGATTTCGGCTCTTTCCGGGATTGTGAAAGCTGGATTGATGATCGTCATCTGCTTTGTGGAGCATACCGCGCCGCCGACAGTCGGAGTGCTTCCGGTCATACCAGGTCTGTCTTTGCTGAGTGAGATGATCTTGTCCTCTGTCATCTCGTTCCCGTTAATGCTGATCTTCGTTTCAAAGTAGTGCTCCCCAGCGACGATGCTTTTGTACAGTGCTGATGTAGTCTGCACAGCTCATCACCTCTCTATGAGCGGGAACGTCACGCCGGTCCAGTACTCACGTCCGTTTGGCCTCTTGACCTGATACGTTGCCGGATTGTTGTTTGCGTACATGACTTTTGTGACCGTTCCGAGCATCGGATCATCATAGGTAACGGTTACATACTCCGGGAGAATTGCGTTGAGGACGATTCTGAGTTCTCTTGCGGTCAGCGGTCTGCACGTTACGTCCAGCCTTATCTTCGTCGTGACTCTCCCTCGGTACATCAGGCCGTTCATTGCGCGGCCGGTGTCCGGCGAGTCAATGTCATAGCGCTGCCACTTCAGCCCGCCGTAAGCGACATAGGGAGTCATGTCAACACCATTGATGGTTAATGTCATTTTCATGCCTCCCTTTTACATGCCACCGGCTCTCGCAAACTGGTTCTGATACTTCGTTGTGGTCTGCGCGATCTGCCGACCGTCCAGATAGATGTTCACTGGCCTGTCATCGCCGCCACCGCCGGTCTGCGAAAACGCCGCGACAACCGCATTGAATACACCGGCGCTGATACCTTCGACGATCATCTCATTGTTGGCCACAGCGGTCCTGCCGTTCGTGAACTTGCCGACCAGCTCCCCGTGGTTTGCCATAAACAGACCGTCCTCTGGGAAGCCGCCGTTTGCGTGGCGCGGAATGTACTGCGACGGATCGGTTGCGTAAAGGTTGCCTGTTTCCTCGTTCCATCTTGCGTTCCTTTCCGCAATCTGATTCATCCCGTCCCACAGCCCTTGCAGCCATGAGAGAGCATCCGCTACAGCGCCAATCAGGCCATTGATCCAATCAAACATTATTGAAATGTCGCCTATTACAACATCAAGGACTCCGCCAAATATTTCCTTCACGCCGTTCCACGCTCTTGACCAGTCTCCCGTAAATACACCGGCAACGAAATCAATCAGGCCTTGGAACACTTCTTTAATGCCTCCAAAAATACGCTTGATGTCATCCAGAAGTGGTCCGAACACCGTTGTTGCGGTTTCTTTGATTTTATCCCAGTTCTTGTAAAGCAAAACTCCTGCGGCAATCAGTGCTGTGATCCCAATGACCACAAGACCGATTGGACTTGTCAGAAGACCGAGCGCTATCTTAACCGTTCCAACCACCGTAGCAACGCCCTTGATTGCCAGAATCAAAGCGGCAAGTCCGCCAACGATCTCCATAATGGCTTTGATTGTCTTCCCGTCCAAGCCAAGTTCGTCAAAAACTCCAACCGCATAATCTACCGCCTCTTTCAGCACATCGTACAGTGCCTGACCGATTTCCGAGTACTTGATGTTCCCGAAGAAGTCCTTCAGAGCTGTTGCAATCTCAGCCGGATCAAGAGTTCTGATCCATTCGCTCAGTTCATTGAGAGACCCGATCACGAAGTTGCTTAGTTTAATTGCAAGCATGCTCCAGTTAAGTCCGTCAGTCAGTCCAAGCAGAAAATCCAGCAGAGACAGTCTCAGCCTCATCCATGCACGACCGGCCTGATCGAAGTTGACTTGGTAGAGCGCATTATTGATGAACTCAGACAAACGTTCGCCAAGGTTTTTGAAGTCCGCCGTTTTAAGGAAATTGTATGCAACGGTAATCGACGCATTCAGTCCATTTCCGATCTTTTTGCCGTACTTCTTCCAGTCCACCATATCGACAATTTCGTTGAACTTATCACCGAGCAGCTGGCCCATCAGCTCCCACTGGCCGTTTTCAAACGCGTCACGAAGCTGTTCAAAGAAGAGGTTTTTCGCCGTCTCCTCAAACATGTCTCCGTAATTGAGCCCAGCTTTTCCTCCACCGCCGCCACCGCCGTCAGACGGTTCTTCCAGACGGTTGATCTCGTCAAAGCCCATCAGCTGGTTTTTCCATTCCTTCGCCGCCTTGGCAGCGCCGGTTGCGGATTCTGCCCACTGCTTGTTGTAGTCAACGGCCTTCAGGTACGTCCCTTTTCCGCTCATGATGGCAAAGAACTGCGTAATGGCGTCAGCTGCTCTTGTAACCAGATTGATGATGCGAACAATAATCGGCTCAATGTAGGCAATCATGGTTGCCCATGCCGCGCCGAGCTGGTTGGACATCTTGAACTCCGAGCTGGATATCCGGTCGTATGCGTCCGCGATATAGCTTGTCGCATCGCCGAACTCTCTGGAATAGTGATACGCATTCTCGACGCCTTCCTTCAGAGCATCCGTAACATACTTGATTGCGCTTCGGATTGCACGGTAAAACGCAATGCGGCTGAATGAGTTGATAACGTTCCTGATTCTGCCGAGAGACTTTTCAAGACCGGCAAAAGCGGATTTGTCCCATATGCCCTTTATCTGTTTCCCGGCAAAACTCAGAATGCTCTTGGCAATGCTTTTTGCGTAACCGGCAGCGCTTTTAAGCGCACTCCCGAACGCTTGCGCTCCATCCTTGACGTTCCCTTTCAGATCTTTGCCTATTTGCTTCAGGTTCGTCATCAGGTCGGATGATGGATTGAACGATGCTTTCATGCCGGATTTACCGGAAGCCTTTGCGATTTGGCTTTCAACACTCTTGATTTGCAATGCGGCATTCACAATACCCTTGTCATCTATTTTCCCAAGGGCCATCTTCTTGTTCAGCTCTTGTTTTAGGATGCCAAGCTTTTTTCTGAGCAATTCGATTTTGCTCATCGCCTGAACGCTGCTGTCACTGATATTTTGGAATGTGTTTTTTGTACCTGATGTTCCGCTTTTTACATCTTGCTGTGCCGTCTTCAGTTCTTTTAAACTTTTTGCAAGCTTCTTAATATCTTCTACTGCTTTTGTAGACGATGCACCGATTTCGATGCTCAAACTGTCGATTGGTCCTGCTCCTTCAGCCACGGTACATCACCCCTTTGCTTCTTTGTTCTTGCCCCAGTTTTTACCGGCCTGTACAAAACTGCTCATCCACGCAAGGGCAAGCGTCGCTTCCTGTTCTTCATCGCGTGCCTTTCTTGCCTCGTCTCTCTCTCGTCTTTCGCTGAGAGATTGAGGTTCTTTCGGATACGTCACTGGCTGCTGCCCTTTTTGCCTGAAGGCATTCCCGACGGTCGCGTCAAGTGCTCTCAGGATGTAAAGTCCGTTGAGCCAAGCTTCCTCGTCCATGCGTTCTCTCCGCAGTTTGTCGGCCTTATAAAAAGCCCGTACCATCATGGGATCGTCATACCAATACTGTTCATATGTCATGCCGATTGCCATATAGTACGGGCAGTCACGTTCAAATATTTCTATGATCGACAGCGGAGTCGTCTGCTCCTCGCTTACAGCTCCACTGTCACGTGAGGGTTTGCCTCCAGATCTTCTTCGTCCTGAACGATGTTGTTGGACAGCAGAGCCTGCTGGTACAGTTCCATCAGCCGCTTGATGATCTGTGGAGTCAGACCGCCCATCTTCTCATAGAGATTGTCTGTCTGGTTTCTTGACAGGCGTCTGTGGTGCGCTCTGAATGCGTAGTACCACAGCTCTTCACCCTTGACAGCGATCAGATCGACAATGTCATCCATCACAAAGCCCTGATTCGCCATAAACTTCACGCTCTCGCGGTTGAAGTCCAGCTCATAGGTTTCGTTGGTATCCTTGTCTGTAATCTTGATCGGATTAATTTTTTCTTCCACTTACGTGTTCCTTTCTATCAGCCGTTTACGGTGATGGTCGGCTTCGTGATCCATTGCGGTGCCGTGTTCGGGGTGATGTACAGTGAGGTTTCCAGCATGGATCCGACAGAGGACTCGTTCAGGCCGAGCGGGGACGGGTCGCCCTCAAACGCAACGCACTTTTCCAGCTTGTCATGGACCACGTAGAACCACATGGCCTTGCCTTCATCAAGTGCGTCATGCGCGGAATTGCAGGTCTCCCACGCACTGATCAAATCTGCTGTGATGTTCGCGCCGAATTCCAGCGCACCGCCCAGATCCTTCAGGCCTTCCACATAGGTACGGAACTCGGTTTCTTCCAGCGTGGTGCTGTCGATGGTTTCAGGCGCAGAGTTGAAGCTCGGAATGCTCTTGATCTCAGGAATCTTCACAAGTCCGCTCTGCGGTCTGGTCCCTGCGGACGTTTCCACTGCATAGTACAGATGCATTCCGGCGGTACTAAAGCGCTGACTCATAATCAATCAGTCCTTTCTTTCAGTTTCATTCATAGCGATTATTCGCTCTGGTATATGACAAAATTCTTGTCTATCACTGCCTCATATCGGCAGACAATTCGATAGATGGTTGCGTCCCTCAGATTGGGGATCTGTTCGCGGAACGTTCTGGTGAACCCGATACCGGACAGAACATCATCCAGTGTGTTGGCAATCGCCTTCGCCTCGGACTTTTTCCCTGACGCCTTGTTGCTGTAGATGTTGACCTCAAACATGCTTTGAATTGCATTCTCGATGTTGTTCGTGCGCATTCTCTCAAGGACCCGGTTGTCCGCCTCGACGATGCTGACATGCGGAAACTTTGCTGGCATCTCGACGTACTCCGCCGCGACGTCAATGCCGGTGTGCGCCGCTCTCAGTGCCTTCGCCGCATAATCGTAGATATCATTCTCGAGGTCGATCATGACTGAAACACCTCCTGCGCGACCTTTTGAATCTCACTTCTAAGGTCTTTCGCTGCGTTATACATCGGCATCCCGGGTGCGTTGCCGTAGGTGTGTGTCCAGTGGCCTTTTTCACCGAACCACCAGCCATGAGGATCGTCCCAGTGACCTTTTCCGTTCGGATACGTCCCCGGACCCATGCCGAACTGTGATGCTTGCGGATGTCCGTATCCGTGCTTGACACCAGCGCCGAACTCCATAAACAAAACAGATTGTCCATTTGCCCGGATGACGTACTGATTGTCACCAACAGAATCAACCTGTATTTTGTAGTCGATGTTGTCGCTGGCATACTGGACACCGGAGAAATTCCACTCGGCATACAGTGCTCCCATGTCTGCCAGTCTCTTGCAGAGTTCCTGCGCTTTCCGGTTCAGGTCTTTCTGATACTCCTCCAGCTGTTTGATCGCCTTGTCAATCGACTTGCTGTCAAACACATCGATGGAGATCTTCATCCGACATCGACCTTCCGTACCGCAATCGAGATTCCGTTCAGGCTCTTCGCCACACGCTTGACAATGTAGTTGTACTTCGGAAGCTCATACGTCTTCTCAACAACCTCATCGTCTGCATACAGGGCTTGTCCTTCGATGATCTCATGCGTCTGCACTTCGGTGTATTCCGGTCGCTTGTCGATGAACAGAACAGTGTTTTCATCAATCGGGCAGCTCATGTCGCAGGTGACAATCACCTTGTCATAGCTGTCCAAATTTCCGAACTGCTCCACCTGATTCTGGCCGGTCGCCGGTGAGATATTCGCCCGCATGGAGACGGCCTTCTTGTACGAAGGGATCAGCTCCCCGGTCTCGTTGCCGTTCTCATCGACAATCGCTTCCTGCGTGTTCGTGTTCAGCAGACAGTACCAGAACTCCGTCTGGTTTCGTTTCAGATCACGCATGTCAGCTCACCGTTCCCACAAACGGCGTGACCTCTTCCAGAAGCTGCGCCGAAATCCATGAGCTTTCATACGCCCGTGCCACTCCGTTTTCGCTGTGGCTCATCTGCCCTTCAGCACCGATCTTGTTGTACAGGTCCAGCGCCATCCGGTATTGCAGGTCCAGATACCGTGATTCAAGGACAACGTTTCCGTCATCGTCCGTAGGGTAGTCCGCAAACGGAAAGCGGCGGGCAAGAATTGCGTACTTCGCCGTCTCCAGCAGGTCATAGAGCAGTTCTTCGCTGTCCTCACCTGTTTTGATTCTCAGCCTTTCCAGTACGGTCATCTTGCCCGCCTCCTATGGTTTATTCGATGAACTCTCCCATCACATAGCCGCCGTCTTTCAGCGCGAACCATCCGAGGGGAGCATCCGCTTTCACATCCACCGTAACCGTATCGCCCGGATTCAGCTTTGCGATTACTTTGCTGTCTTTGCTCGGTTCCTCCCGAACATTAAGCCAAGTATCGCCGATTACGGTGTATTTCCTCCGGGGTGCTGCCATCAGCCGTTACCGCCTTCACCGCCGTTACCGCCGGTGCTGTTGCTTCCGATGGTGATATTGGCGATGCCGTCCAGATATTCAGCCCAGAGCTTCATGCCCATCAGAGCGTGAGTCTCTCCCATGACGCGGCCATAGTTGCCTTCCTTGTGAATACCGATCAGGTTGGTTGGGCCGTTGCCGGTGGTATAGTCAAGGCCGAGTTCCTTGAAATCAGCATTGGAAGGATCGCTGTAGTACAGGACGATGTTGTCCGCCGGAGTGGCGAGAACCTTCTTCTGGGGGATCTCGGAGGTAACGATGACGGTTTCAGCACCGAGGAAGTTCTTCAGATACTCAAGACCGTAAGCCGTCTGGGTGGAGATGGGAGCGCCGCCGAGATACTCGCCGAGGTCAAGCGTGTTGACAAACGCAACGATGTTGCTGTAGTCGCGCCGCATCACTTTCCACTTGTTCTTGACTTTGGCAATAGCCATCGCCACGGCCATCTGGAAGGTGCTGTACGTATCGGTCAGCTGGCCGGTCTGAGCGAAGGTATAGAAGTCATCCAGAACATTGCCGGTCAGTTCGTTCAGGAGGGCATCGTCGGTCTTCTGAACCGCGTTTGCAGCGCCGTACTTGTCAACCGCTTCCACGGTGACAGCCTTGCGGTACTTCTTGAAGGTCAGGTCAGCATACGCAACCGGCGTGACGGTCGCAAGGCTCAGAGGAACTTCGTCTCCTTCAGCCACAGTCCCGTTGGCGAGGGTGATGGAAGCGACGCTGGACACAAGCTTCGTGCCGGGCGACTTCTCGATGGGCCGCATAATGCCGAGGATCTCGATGATGGCCTGCCAAGTGGATTCAAAACGGGTGATGAAGTCCAGTTCCTTTACCGTCATCTGACTGAACTGAGTAGTGGTAGTGGTGTTGGTAATAACCGCCATGATGAATCATCCTTTCATGTTTTCATAAATAGATGGATATTTTCCGCGATGAGTTTCTGTCTTTCGGCAGCATCCTTGACTTTCATGATCTCTGCCTTGGTGAGCTGTGCGCCCTCAGAGCTACCGGCTCCCGGCGCGGGAATCTTTCCAAACTCCAGACGGAGGGCCTTTTCCTTTGCCGTCCACGCCTTGGACAGCAGGTCCATTGCGGCATCGGCGTCCTCTGCGCCGTACAGGAACTCTGCGATCTGTCCGGCTACGGTGTTGTCGCCGACAATCGGGATCAGTTTTGCCGTATCTGCGGCAACCCTCTTCTCTTTCCGCAGCTGCTCCAGCTCTTTCTGCATGGCCTCCTGAAGGTCTTTTGCCTCTGCGGCAGCGGCTTCGTCTGCCGTCTGCTTGGACCGGAGCTGCTTCTTGTAATCCCCGGCTTCCTTGGTAGCCTTGTCCAGCGCCGCCTTCTGCTTCGCCAGATCAGCCTTCAGGCGTGCGATTTCTGCGCTTTCGTCAACCTGTTCGGAAGCGCCTTCGTCAACCTGATCGGTCACGGGATCAGTGGTTTCGGTCACTTTCACATCGGATTCTGCCATAATTCAATTCTCCTTTGCGGTTTGTTAAGTAGAGCTTCTCTGCTCCCTTTATTTTGCGCTTTTATACTGGATCTCCCCAGTTGCGCGTTTTATAGTCTTCTCTGACTGATATTCAAAACGGTTTCCCGTTTGTATCCTTACTTTTCCTTCACCGGCAGCAGGATGCACCGGCAGTGGTAATGCGGTGTCACCGGAACTTTGCTTATCAGGAAGATCTTGCCATCCAGCTTGTAGCAGACCTTGCAGACCTTCTCATCTTTCTCGGACGCCCACTTGACCTTTTTGATTCCGGCCTTCTCATAACCGTCAAGAGTGGCATACAGGACACTGTTGTCAGCATATTGAGAAACCTGAAGGGTCCACAGCCTCAGTGCCTTGTCCACCTCGGCTGTTTTGTCCTGTGCTGCCAGAATCGACTCTGCTGTCCGCTGTTTCTTGCGCTCCACCTCGTTGACGAAGCTGTACAGCGTAAGCGCGTCATAGTCCTCCAGCATGTCCAGAACCCAGTCATCCGTAATGGACTCCTCCGCCAGCTTCTCTGCTTTTTTTCGCTCCATTCCGGCAAGGATCAGCGCCTCCAAGTAAGCGTCTTCCGCAATCTGCCTGTACCGTCTCTTCGCAATGCTGACAGAGTTGTCGTATACCTTCGCAACCGATTTCAGAACGTTCAGCTCATCGAACTTCAGCGTCTTCAGCCCATCAAACGCTCTTAGGTTCCTGCGGTTCATGTCCTTGATTGCCTTGTCGGCTAGATCAAAGTTCATCCAATACCACCGAACCTCCTGCGCTTCTGTGCGATCTTCCTGCACTCGTTCCGGTCATAGACCTGACGGTTATTGCGCTTCTTGAATCTGCGCTTGCAGACAGGGCAGACACCGTAGTTGCCGTCGTTTCCGCCAGAGCTGTCCCCTTCTTCAGGTTCTTCTTCCTCCGGCGTCTCATCTTCGGTTCCCGCATCGTCGTAGTTGGTCACGTTGCCGGTCCCTCCGATGCCGCTGATCGCGTCAAGCTCATTCGCTCTGGTCTCCTGATATTCTTCAAAAGCCATCGCGTCGCTCTCCGGGTCCTGACTGAGGTGGCTGTACTTGAACGCCTGAAGCGGTGTGCATCCGGCAGTGCGTAGCGTGGAGAAGCTCTGCGTCTTCACCAGCAGGTCTTCATAACTTCTGCGGGAGAACTTCGGCTCGACATCCGATACTTTCAGGCCGGTCAGCACATTGGCATCTTGGCAGATCTTCAGAACGATTTTCAGGAAGGTGGTTTCCGCTTCCTTCCACATTCCGGCAGTCTCAAGCGACCTCGCCTCCGCGTTCCACCAGCCATTCTTCATGATGATCGCGCCGTTGTTGGAGCTGTCAGAGGTGTTCGCGTTCCCCTGACTCGGCATGCCGACGATCTGGAGGATGGTATGGTAGATATCGTCCACCAGCGTCTGCGTCTGGCTCTGGTCCAGCTGCTCGTTCAGGTAGTAGACCTTGCTCGACCGTCCGTCGATGGCTGGCGGCAGCTTCAGTGCGCCGAGGTCCTTCAGCTCAAGGAACTGCTCCCTCGTAATGTCCACGCCTTCAAAGACCATAATGGCCTGAATGAACTGATCGATGCCGTCAAGCCTGTTGCTCAGGCAGGAGTTGTAGGCATCCAGAAGAGGAAGAACAACCTCAAAAGCGCCCATATACACGCTGTTGCATGGATATTCAATCAGGTTCACCATGCCAAAGTTGTGCGTGACGGTGTTCGTGATCTTTTCCGCATGTGATGCGTTTCCTTCCACAGTAAACGTCACATTCGGCGTGTACACCGTGTACTCGATCTTGGACTCGTTGTCATCCGTATAGCAGAACGTCACACCGGCAAGGACGCGCTTCGTTACGTCGTTCCTGCGGATGACAAACGTGTTGCGCGTCTCCGGGATGTAGATTTCAAACGGCGCTTCATCCAGCAGTTCACCCTTGGCCACTTTCTCTGCGCTGTCATTCAGGACGAGCCGGTAGCCGACACCAGACGTGAACATCTTGTAAGCCAGATCCATGTCCTTGGACTGCTTGCCCTCGGACAGCATCATGGAATTCAGCTTTTCAACCTTCTTTGGAACGGACTCTCCGCTGCCGCGTGAGATGTACTGGATCGGCTCCCCGGCAAACTCGGATGTCTTGAACGTCACAATCTGGTTGGCAACGTTCACCACGACCTTGTTGTTGATTTCATCGTGGTACTTTTTGACCCTGTCCAGAATCGGCTGAATGCCGCGCAGGTAGTTTTCCAGATAGATCTCGTCACTCCGGTTCTTCATGTGCTTCGGAATGGCTTTGTTCAGTACGTCAATCAGGTTGGCCGCTGTGATTTCCTGCTCACTCGTGAAAATCTGCTGCCTTCCGTGCATATCTCTCAGCGGTGTGCCGGAACGAGCTGAACTGTCCGTATAGGCCGCGCCGCTGGCAGGAGTCTCTTGCTTCGCAGTCGTGCTCTGCTCAGTAGTAGTTGTCTCCTCAGTAGCTTCAGTCACATTTTCGGTTGTGTCGCCCATTTCACTTGCTCACCACCTGTTAGTAGTCGTTGGTTGCGGTGATCGGCTTGTTACGCCGCATACCGCCAAACATATCCACTTGCTGTTTTTCGTCGCCCTTTACACGCTTCGCAAATGTGGCGACTATATCCATTTTCATTCTTTGCATTAAGTTTTTTATCGTCAATCACATATCTCGCAGCATCTCTTGTAGATGAAAATGTCCTAATATAATTTCCATCAAGATCGAACATGTTTATTCTTTTGCTACTTGGTCTTGGTTTATACAAAGTCTCCGACCCAGATAGCGCCTTTACAATTTTTGAAACAGTCCCGGGATCCAAAGAAAGCCGCTTTGCAGTTTCTTTGCAATTTTTGCCTAACTGCAAATAAGTTTCATAAACGAGGCTATAATCTACGTAATTTCTTCCTGGGCCTCCATATGTCGCGTTATATCCGTTTCTAAAAGAATCGTAATAATCAATCCAAAAGATTTCCCGTTCATCAAGCAGTGAATCATCAACTACTTCTTCAATAATCGAAATAGAAAAATTCTCTCTGCCATACTTATCCATAGCAATATATAAAGGTCGCTTTTGATCTCTAACTTTTTTAGAGTCGCAAATATGCAATTTCCATTTCCGGTCAACAGGAACTTTCGATTGCCCTATGTATACTTTCCCGTTGCAATTATTTGTTATCTTATAGATGTACGACATAATTAAATGTCCCCTTTCTTTATGAACTTTTTTGCGGTGGTCGGCTCTGCCCCGACGATCTCCAGAACATGAATCTGGCGAGATGACTGACTTCTCCACACCGCGATATATGCCCGCATTGGTTTGCGCAATTGCACAGCGAAAATGAGGTGGCTTAACTCATCCTCGGCGCTCACAGCGCGGATTTTGGCACGACCGTTAGGATTCGAACCTAAATCTGACGGTTTTGGAGACCGCCGTGCTACCAATTGCACCACGTCCGTGTATAGTTGCCGATTTCCCTCAAGCGGACATCAGTAAGGTCCTCGGTTCACGGCGCTGCTCTCGTCTCATCCCGAAGAGGAATCCGCCGAGCGGTCCCCTCACCTTTTCAGGCCAGCAGTCATGGGGCTTTACGTCGAAAGGAGGTGCATCCGGTCCGGGAAGACACTTCAAGGCCGGACCGTACCGCAGACGTTCCAGCAGGACATGCCTGAACCTGCCGGAACGCAAAAACGGCAAAGAAAAAGCCGTCAGAGAAGCAAACAAAAAAAGGGACCAATTGCCTACATTTTCGTAAGCAATTGACCCGTAGTGGTCGTTACCATTTCCTTTGTGCTGTGCATTCATTATGCACAACACGAAATGGCCATTCATTATGTTTATGTGCTGCCTATCTCTGCGCAACACATACTTCGTATTTTTTCTTGCTACTGGTTTCCCAGATAATTAAAGTACCATTCCTGACAGAAATCTCAACACTGTTTCCTTTAGTCAGGCTCTCATTGATCTGTCGAACCGCAGCAGGTGAAAGCTGGATCTCTGTCCTCACTTATTTCACCTCACGCAAGATATCTAATTTCTCACTTTGTATATTACCACATCTTGCGTTTCTTGTAAAGCATAATTCTTATATTTTCTCATATTTTGCACTTATTTTCAAGCACTTACCACGGTCTGCTCATGACCTCGGCCTTCCCCATCGTCCCGCGAGTCACATAATCGATAGTCATGGCTAAACAGTCCGGTGCGTCATCATGACGTGATCCTTTGCCGGTGAAGGTGAACGAGAACACCTGCTGCATGAATTGTGCGTACTCTTTCGGCCTCTTCCCGTCCATCAGGAAGACCATCCTCTCCCGAATGTCCGGTGCAGCAGCAATGATACGGTCACGCTTGCCGGTTCCTGTGAAGTGACTGGTATTAATCTGCATATTAATCTTGATTCCTTCCTTGCGGAGTGCTTTGTCGATGTCCTCTCCGTAGCTGGCTGTCATCTTGGTTCCTTCAACCTTCATTGCCGTAACATGGTATTTCTTCACTGCTGCCACAATCATCGGCTGTGTTACTGACTTGTCTGCGTTGCTGAAAACAACAGCAGGGATAATCAGGTCATGGTCGTACTGGTTGACAACCACAGCCGCAACGTAGTCGCCTCCTCCCCAGCTCGGATCGACCACCATGAAGACTCTGTCAGGTGCTTTGTCCGGCAGCACTCCGTTGTACATGCGCATCTCTGCCGAATCGAACACAGCGCCTTCACGCTCAATCGGTTCCCCTTGGTACTGCGCGTTCCAGCTTGCCAGATCTCCGCTTCGTTCAAAGCTTGCCCGCCTCTGCTGGTAGTATGCCGTCGAGAATCCTACATCATAGTCGTAGTCGAAGTTGCTCTCATCCTCGTCGTTCAGTGCTGGTGTGTTCACAACCTTCCACTTTCTGTCAGCGTACTTCGGATCGTTTTCCAACAGGTCTCTCCGCTTGCCTTGGGGGTCAATTAGGCTCCAGCGGGTCCCGCACCAAATGACCCTTGACATTTCTTTTGCTCTCGGAAGCATATTGTTATCGACCTTTGCCCATGCAGCGGTCAGTCTGTCTTTGCTCATTGCCTCCTCAATGCCACTGATCAGGTCATCCGCTATCAGATATCCGTTGCAGTCGCATGCGCCGTTCAGTGTTCCGTACAGTGACCGACCGGTAAAGCTTGCGTACCGCTTCTGCCTGTCCAGATTAATCAGCAGGTCCTTTGCGTCAGTTGACACCAGCTTCTTCTGTGGAAAGCAGTCACCATATGCATACGTGATGTCATCGTCGAGCACTTCCAGAATGCCCTTGTACAAAACTTTGACAACGCTGTCCGTGTACGAGCAGTACAGATTGCTCCGCTCAGAGTCTCTTCCCATCACCCACAGCATAAACATCATCATGAGTGTGCTCTTGCCGATACGCGGAGGGCAGCTTAAAAACAATTCGTCCAGATCGCCGAACTCCATATCCTGTAAGCTTTTGCAGACAGGCAGCAGCTTTGCCCTCCTTGGCAACCAGAACTGCTCCTTTGCTGGACGGTTGAACTCAAGCGCCCGCATGAAGCAGTCAAAGTTGACCGGAGCATCGAAGATCAGCGTCCGGTGGTACAGGTCCATCGCGCTGTTGTACTTCGTCTTGATGTGCTCGTGCGCTGCCTTCCTGATCTGCCCAATGTACTCGTGGTCTTCATTGCCCCTCGCATACTCAAACGCATCAATCAGCGCAGACAGATCCTTCGCGCCCAGACGTATCATCCGCTCTTCCAGCTCTATCTGTTCTTTCGTCTCAAACATAAAACGGACCACCTCCATTTTTGAGATAGTCCGTCGTGACTGTTACGCTCTCCGTAATGAGATACGCCTATCATTGTTATGGCTTGTCCGTCACCGGATGGGCCTTTTTTGCTTTTGAAAAATTTTTCAGGTCAGGATTTTTCAAGCACCTCTTTGCGCCACCTGTCGATATCTTCCTGACGCATCAGCTCACGCTGCTCTACATAGTCAATAATCTTCTTGTATCCGCTCATGTCAAAATGAACCACGCCGTCAACCTCAAACATGCATTTTCTGTTGTGCTTCACATGGATGAGATATTTGTAAACCTCTCCCATCTCATCGTTGACACGTAAATACCAACCGTACCTTGATTTTTCTTTCACCCATTGCGGAATGTCATTCTCCGTAAAGTGCCTCACTCCCATTGCATCCCACACAACAATCCGGTCACGTCTGGCGCTGATGTCGATGATTTGCTGCCCGTATAATCTCATTTTTCATACCTCCTATAGAATTCTACTTGCCCGCGTTCGTTGACCCGAATGTTTGCTTCTGGGTCAATCCCTTCGCGCTTGTCTTCCTTGTTCATCCGCTCGATTATCGATTCCTTGATGTATCTGTTTATCGGGATCTCACTCATTACCGCATGCGCCTTCAGCCTATCATACAGCGTCTTTTGCATATCCAACGGGACCCTCTTGATGTGCTCCTTCTTGTACTGCTCCAGCTTTGCCTTATTTTCTGCCGTCGTTTTCATGTTCCACCTCCATTTTTGCGTACATAGTAGCACATCATATCTAGTATTTAAAGGCCTAATTTTGTAAATTTTATGTGTACGCAGTTCTATGTGTACGTATTTTTGCGTTTTTGTGTACACATAATTTTGCCTTTTTTTGCCGTTTTTGAGCTTTGGACTGTCATTCTTTACTCTCGCTGTCACGCTACGACAGAACTCCCATATCGCCAAATGCCAAGTAATTACTGTGCTTTTCGCCATTTCCAGGTCTTCGCGAGTGTGACGGTGAGCGTGTGACAGGGTGGTCTCCTTTCTTTTCCCGCGTTTTTATATTTTTTCTGTTTTCTCATACTTATAGGTATATTACCTTACTCACTGTCACAGAAGAAGGGAAATATATAGTAAATACTATGGGTTTGGGGGTGTGACAGGGGTGTGACAGGCTGAGACAGGCTATAGAGGCTTGTCACGGTCAGTCATGGCGGTCTGGTCCGTCACCTCGTCCTCTGATTGGTCCTAGCCTCGATCCAAGCTCTGGTCGGTCATGGGTGTGGCAGGGCCTTTTTATTTGAAATTTGCAGAGAGTGGCTACCCCGCCCGGCAGGTGGGGCTGGTATCCCCGGCGGGCCCGGCGACAGACAGACAGCGGCGGCCCGAAAACATGCCGCCATGCCAAACAGGCCCGGAAACATTGCCCGCCGCCGTTCGTATTTTGTGCATTTTACGAACTTGCGCGGCCGGAACCGTGCCAAACTTGCCGTATTTACCTACCTCTGTGCAGGGTTGTCAAGTGTTTTTACTTGACAGCTTCATGAAACGTTTCATTTTAGTGCCGTGTAGATTTGTATACTTGTAATACAACCTGACAAGTTTACGCCCGCCTGGTTACAACCGTCAATAATTTCCGTCAATTTGCGCACAGTCTGACGGTTTATTGATTGTATTGATTGTCTATCATTGTCCGCCTATTATCAACCGCGCAAAGCCATAAACGGTTAACAATCCGCCTCTTGCCTGTAAAGCCGCATAAACCGCCATCCACTGCATTTCACCTGTCGGATAAGCTCTGATACCACCAAAGCAAAGAAAACGCGCCACGGCCACGGAAACGCGCGGCATGGCCTTGACGGGATAATCCAATGATAAAATGCAATTGCCCAGCATGCTGGCATGAATGATCAAGAGCGGGAGAAAAAGGCCGGGCGGGAACGGGCCACACGTCGCCGCTCTGATTGATCACGGCGGGCGCAATTTGACCGAGCGGGCAAGGTGTACAAAATGCACAAAACAGAGCGGGAGAATTTGTGCAAAACATAGAAAGAACGGTTAAACCGAAAAAATATCGTTTAAACCGTTGACAATAGGTTAAACCTATGCTATCATACAATCGTCCCGAGGGAAAAGCCCAAAGCCAAGCGGCCGCGGGCGGACCTGGCGGGCAAGATGGACCTTGAAAAATGAATACAGCTCGCAGCGCGAAACCGGAAAAGCTGAAAAAAAATCGATGCGTTGACTTGTCCGCAAAAAAACTATTGGAGCGTTTCCGGAAGTAGTGAACGCGGGAATTCCCTTTTCACCTTTTCAAAAATCGCAAGTCTCCCATTATGGGAACGTCGTAAAAGAATGATCTGAATGCAAGCCGCGGACGACGTTAAACAAATACGACAGCGAAAGTATTTAAGAGTTTAGCAGAATGCGAGATTCTGTTTTCGGCCCATGACAAAAACCGAAAAGCAGGCAACGCTAAAAAATCCAACAGGCGCTTATCTGGTATCACCTGCTAAAACAAATTACCAGACAAGCCGTTAATGAGGCTATACGGCTATAAATAAAAAGACGCCCTCTAACTACTGCAATAAAGTTAAAGCAGCGCATGACAGAGCGGAAAACGTCCAGAGGTGCAGACTGTAAACCGGGAATATTTAGAGTCATACTGTTAGAGAATCGCCGACATGAGCGGCGGCTTGCCTGAAAACACGGCAACAGCTCTAATAAGTGAAAGTTCGGGTATTCTGCTTAAAAGGGCGCTCAAAATCACGGTTTTCTGTTTAATGTTGCAATAGGCCAGCGCCAACAAAACAAAATGGAATCTATCAGGAAAACAGCGGGCGCGCACGAAAAGCGCAATCAGCGTTTCGGCGCTGATACCAGAAAAGAAAAAAATCTTTCTTCTCTGGTATGAATGCCGAAAGCATTCTAAAAATTATTTTTGAAAAAGGGGAAAAGAACACAATGAACGAAAGAATTAAAAACACTTCCAAAGCTGGGCAGAAGAAAGCAAGAGAAGCCGCGGTTTTTGCCTATGCGCACAAAGCCTGGACCTATGACGACATTTACAGCGCATATAAAAAGCCGTCTGTATACAAGGTCCGCGCCTGGAATTACTGCAAAGAGCTTTGCAGAGAAATGCACGGATATGACTTGCTTATTTCCATGGCTTGTCATCAAACATTCTCCGTTGTTTTCACGTTCAACGAACGCGGGACCGGAAGAAAGTGCTTTGCTTACATCACGCGCGATTATAACCGCTTCTGTTATGCAGAAGATGTGAAGCAGGAAGAAAAAGCAGTTATGCAGATGACAGCGGCATGAAAAAAGCCGCTGTAATGCAGCTTAACACGTTCAAAGCCGTGTAAACTGTAAATTTTTTATCTGAAAAGGGGAAAAGAAAAAATGAAATTCAAGACTACTGCAAAAGCAATTCGCAACAATGGCGGACGTATTCTTTCTATCGGTTATTGTGATATGCAGCATCTTTTGCATTATGAAAGCCCGATTGCATATACTTCTGGCGTTTACGGATGGAATTTTGATGTTTATTACATTGGAAGCTATACCATCTGCACAGGATACCGTAATATGCCCGGGAAAAGCGTTAGTTATGAACTGATCAAGTATTTTGAAGAAAAAGCAGAAAAGATTGTTTATAACTGGAAATATCCAGGCGGATATGATGCACAAAAGGCCGAAGTTGAAAAGCTCTTGGCCGCGTTTCTTGATGCTGCATGGAATGACATAAGCATTTCTGAATACCTGGAAACCGAAGGATCCGAAAGCCTGGAAGATGCAGAAAAAAGCAAAGTCGCATAACCTGTTAAAGCCGTCAAGAAATAAGCGCTTGACGGCTTGTCTAATGCAGCCGTTGACCGTCGCAAGCCGGTATTAAAAATGCAGAGCGGACAAAAAAACTATTGAAAAGGGGAAAAATTGAAATGTCAAAAATCAGATGTTTTGAAAACCGGGAGAAGCTTCTCGAAAGTATGGAGCGAATCGCAAAAAGGACCGTAAAACATTATTTTTCGGATTTCACGGAATATGATGTAAAGACGGTCAAAGAAGCGGAAACCGGGAAAAGCTATGTTTGGCTTTTGCGGGAAACCGGAACGTATCTTTTGCAGGCTGATAGCCTGGACATGATCAACGCGGTTTTTTCTAATATGCGCAATGTGGCATGTTACGCGATTGTTTTCGGCCGTGCTGCAAACACGCTTCAAAAGCTGGATGTACAGACGACGAAAGAAAAGTATAACAGGCTGTACAATCAGAGCCTATACAATGCCGCTGCATAACTCTTCTGCATGTTCTTTCTGTGATTAAGAATCACGTTCTGTTTATCTCATAGGTTTTTCAGATTGACAAAAAAAGCCTATGTCCAGCCCATCCGGGCAAACTTAATTGAAAAGGGGAAAAGAAAAAATGAAGTATGCAAACGTGTGTACCGTACAAATTAGCGGTGAGCACATAGCTACATTCGAAAAGTTTCATTCATGCCGCGAAAAAACGC